CATGCTCATCCCGGCGCATTGCGCTCCAGACTGGAAGCGGGACACGACTGGAGCATTGAAGTCGGTCACATTGAAGTACGACTACGTGGGACGCGCTTGCGGATCCACCCTCCACGTTCGTTCATACAACCAGTTGGCGGACTCGTTCCTTGGAATCGACTATGACCACTACGGCTGGGATGAACCGCCTCCGCAAGACGTACTGATTGCGGCAGAGCGCGGCAAGGTCACGACAAACGCCCCTTCATGGTTCGCTATGACTCCGCTCTACGGAGCGCCCTACTTCTACGATATGTTCTCTGTGAAGGCGTTCAACGGCGGCGGCGAAGACCCAGAGATCGCGATCTTTACAGGAACGACCTGGGACAACTGTCAGGATTATTGCCGACAGTGCGACGAGTATATTCCGGAAAACGATCCAGTGAATATGGCCGACCCGCATGAGGAGCGCCCTATAAACAACTGCCCCAAGTGCGGTCTCATTATGGGGTTCATTCCAAGGGCAGGCATCGAAGAGTATGCCAAGCTGTTCACCGATCCAGAGGAGTACGACGCGCACATTGGCGGCAAGGAAGGCCATCTGAGTGGGCTGGTGTACAAGACGCTCGACCGGGCTGTACACCTCTACAAGGACTTCAAAATACCCGCCGATTGGATGCGGATTGAGGCTGTGGACCCGCACGACGCCCGCCCGACACGCTGGCTGTTCGCTGCGGTATCTCCAGAGGACATTACAATAAACGGAAAACCGGCGAACAGAATCTACGTTTATGCGTATCTTTTGGCGAATGGGAATGTGGAAGAGATCGCGCGGCAGGTCAAGGTGAAGCGGGCGGAACACAACTATGTGGAACCCGCGTTCGTAGTTCTCGACGCAAAGTACGGTGCGCGAACGCAACTCAACGATACCTCGTGGGAAGATGAACTCGACAAGGCGGGAATCGGGCGCATCCGGCTGTCGCACTCTGAGGCTGGCGATATTGCGCTGGGTCACAAGCGGGTGAAAGAATACCTTCAGCCGCACTACAGCGCCGTGAAGAGCAAGGAGATACCGGCGCTGATGTTTTCAGAGGAAGGCTGTCGAGGTGAGAGGGGTCCGACTCAGGATTTGTTCAACTACCAATGGAAGCCGGGAACCGACAAACCAGAGGAGGGGTACAAGGATTTTGCGGATACGGTTCGCTACCTCTGCCTGGAGCAGCCGGTTTACCAGCCGCCGAACGAGAAGAACGATCTGATCGCTCAATTTCTGGCGGCGCGAAACGAAACAGACTACAGCCCGCTCTCATACGGGTTACGGAGCGCAAATGCTTGAAATAAAACCAGTCAGCTACTCGGAAATCCTCGACGCACCCAACGCGGCAGAACTATTGCAAGAGTACTCGAAAGATTGTGTGATGCCCGATTACAATCCGCAGCGCCAGATGTATGCCGCTCTTGAGAACTCAGGAGCGCTTCACTGCTTTGGCGCATACGCGGATGGTATTCTCGTAGGCTTTGTATCTGTAATTACAGGGGTTATGCCTCATAACGGAAAGCTCATGGCGACGATTGAAAGCCTGTTCGCGTTGCCGTCTCACAGGAAACTTGGTACCGGAGATGCTCTGCTGTCTGCCGTTGAGAAGTTTGCGGTCGAAGGCAAATACGTGGCCCTGATATACACGGCCAGAGCGGGCAGTATCCTGGAGGTGGTTCTGTCGCGCCGCCCCGGTTGCAAAGAAAGCCACACCATGTTCACGAGGTGGCTATGAGCGCATTGACGGCACCTCTACCGATTGCCATGGCACCCGCATCGCCAGATGTTCTCGCGCAACTGGACGGGATCAACAAAATCATTCTCGCTTGCCCACAGATCGAACTCGCCACAGAGCATCTATTCCACGGCGGGATGTACGCGAGGACCATCCGGCTCGAACCGGAGACAAAGATGATGGGTTCGCTTATCAAGCTGGCAACCGTTCTGATCGTTCATGGCGACTGCTCGGTACTGATCGGAGACCAGAGAGTTGAACTCACCGGCTACAATGTCATTCCTGGATGCGCGGGGCGAAAGCAGTTATTCTGGACTCACGGGCCTGTCGAGATGACGATGATTTATCCAACCAGTCTTGCAACGGTCGAAGAGGCTGAGGATGAGGTATTTGCCGAGGCAGACCAGTTGATGTCGCGTCGTGATGGAAGCGGTGATACTATTGTGTTTACGGGAGAATGAGATGGCTGGAAGCATTTCTGGAACCACGGCAATGATTGTAGCTGCAAGCGTCACTGCTGCCGCCACCGCCAGCGAAATGATCTATTCGGCTGTCAGCAAGCCTTCCGCGCCCGTAGCTCCTACCCAGGCGCAGACCAACGAGCAGACGGCTCAGGCTGCCCAGGCGTCGGCTCTGGCTCAGGCTCAGGCATTGACACAGCGGCGCGGCATGGCATCGACGATGCTGCAAAGCCCGATGACCAGCGGTAATGCTACAGTAGGGAAAGCGACGTTGGGGGGCTGATGGCTTCTTTCGGTATATCCGCGCCTTACATGGACTCCGGAGGGTATGCACCCTCGCGGCTCAATGATCGCTCTGCCGATGACCGCGCCAAAGACGCACAAAAATACTTACAAGTCCTTGCAGAAGAAAGAAATCCTTGGGAATGGATGATCGATAACCTCATCATGTATGTGAATCATGGGAGGCGGGGTGTCCAAGACAAGGATTTGTGGCCGGGTCAGCCTACAGGGTTGGAGATTTTTGCTGATTCCGCCATGCTTGCCCACAACACTCTGGTCAAAGGAATGGTGGGGTATCTCTGTTCTCGCAATCAGCCGTGGTTTGGGTTGGAAATTCCCGGTAAATTCAACTTTCCGCGAACAAACCGGATGAGGGCATGGACCGGGAAGAAGGTCGACTCTTACCCGGAAGTCCAGCGGTGGATTCAAGACTGCCAAGACGTGATGTATTCAGCGTTCAACCGAAGCAATTTCTATGATGTAGTGCCGGAATTCATCGGTGATGGGTCTGCTCCAGGTACGGCCCACTTGCTGATAGAAGAAGATGTTTCGACGGCAACCATCATTTTCACCGTTCCCCATTTCCGGGAATGCTTCATCGCGGAAAACCGATTTGGCCAGGTCGATACAAACTATCGCGTCTATAAAATGACGCTTCGGCAGTTCGTTCAGCAGTTCGGCTTGGACGAAATGAAGAAGGCCGACACGAACTTCGAGCATGACTACGAAAGCAATATGCACGAACAGCGCGAAGTTCTCCATGCAGTCTATCCCCGCAAGGATTACAACCCTGGCCGCATCGACGCGAAGGGAAAGAAATGGGCATCCGATTGGGTGTATCGAAAAGGCGGAAAGATACTCGGAGCGGACGGGGATCAGGGGTTGAAGATGCTGTCCGAGGGCGGCTACGACTCTATGCCCATTCTGAGTTGGAGATGGAGGAAGAACTCGGACGAACTCTACGGACGCTCTCCAGCGCACGATGCTTGGGTCGCCATCGCGTTGGACAATCAGATGGGGAGAACCAATCTGATTACTGCCCAGAAAGCAGCTGAACCGCCGATGGTGGCGTATGAGGATCAGCGCGGAAAGATTCAGCGTGGCCCGAACGGCTTCACATTCATCCCGGCCAACCGTGGCGACATTCGCCAGATAATGCCGCAGCCGCTTACGACCGGCGTTCAAAACCTTCCATTCAATACGGAGTATCAGGGCAGGATTGCTCAGATCATCAACCAGCATTTTCACACGGATGTCTTCACTCTACTTACACAGTTGGCGCAGGGTGGCGCAACCGAGCGCATGGTGACGGCTCAGATCAATGAGTTGATGACCGAAAAGGCGGCGCTGCTCGGAACCATTGTTGGGAACCTGCAATCAGAAGGCTTCAACCCTATGATTGCGCGGGTGTACGACATTGAGGCGCGCGCGGGGCGCATTCCTGAAGTTCCGCAAATTCTTCAAGATTCCGAGCATGAGCCAATCAAGGTGCAATACTTGGGCCTATTGTCTCAGGCTCAAACCAGAGTCACGAAGGTCCGGGCGATTCAATCTGGAGTCGCGCTGATTACATCGATCACCCAGTTCGATCCTCTCGCCATGCACGCTCTGGATACGGACGAGATGGTGCGCGAGGCTTGGGACGCGGTAGGCGGTCCAGCAACGTGCCTACGTGATCCGAAAGCCATTGCAGAGATACGCCAGATGGCCCAGAAGCAGCAGGAGAAGCAGCAGCAGATTGAGAACGCCCCCAAGATTGCCAAGGCGGCTGCACTTGCTGGAAAAGCAGCAGAGCCGGACAGCCCACTCAAAACTATGATGGGCGGCGGTAAGGAGCCAGGCGAATGATCGAATACACTTCAGAAGAAGACGCCAGACAGATTGCCGATGAGAAGATGAAGCAGTATTACCGGAGCGTGTTTAGCTCGGCTGAGGGCCGGAAAGTGCTTGGTGATATACTCGTTTCAAATCACTTCGGGGTTCCATTGAACAACGAAGTGGAGCGGATTGAGTACAATGTGGCTATTGCAATTGCCAGGATGAGCGGTACAATGAGCGAAGTGGATGCTCTAATAGGAATCGTGGAGGGTTGAAGTGGCGAATCCAAGTCCAACGTATCAAGGTGTGAACTGGCCGGGAGCGGATGCACTCCGCATTCCCACGGAGCGCGGCGGGTTTGTCGCCAAGCCCACGCAGACACAACCGACAGTTAACACCTTCGGCGAACTCGACCTCGGCACAATGGGCGCGAGCACCATCACGCTCAATGCGCAACAGGCCGGCGCGTCTCTTATCACACTGACTCCAACCGGGAATGTGGTTCTTGTGTTCCCCACGTGCCAGCCTGGGAACTCGGTATTCGTACAGAACCTGGGCGGCGCCTCCGTCACCGTCACTTGCGAAGTGAATGGCAACACGACCAACACGGCTGTTGTTACCTACGGCAAGATGGGAACGGTAGTGCATACGGGAACCAACGGCGGCATGTATTTGGCAGGTTTGACGTAAAGAGTTTGGTTTTTCACAATTTGGGTCCGCTCAGAGTCCGGCCAGACTGAGAGCGGCGAAAGTAAGACAGACGCGGCAATCGAGTGCTCGATCACTCGGTTCCGCGTCTTTTCTTGGCCCAAAGATTTTTGAAGGAGCAGTAAATGGCAGATGAAGTCGTCGTCAATCAACCCACGGGAAGTGAAACGACCGTAGTACCGGGCAACCAGCAGCAGCAGACGCCGGGATGGTTAGCGGGTTTGCCTAGCGACCTCAGAGACAATGAGGCTTTCAAGCCGTATCGCACGGTGGGAGACTTTGCAAAGGCCCATCTCGAAACGGCAAACAAAGCCAAAGAGTACGAGGGGAAGTTGGCGAACTCGATCCCCAAACTGGGCGAGAATGCGACGCCGGAAGAGCGCGATAAGTTCTACACCTCACTCGGACGGCCCGATAAGCCGGAAGGTTATGGGTTCACTAAGGACAGCAAGAACGCCCCTGAATGGGACAAAAATTGGGAAAACATTTTGTTCAAGAATGGAGTCCCAATGGAATCCGCACAGGGAGTCAAGAAGTCCGTAGATGAAGCAGTGACCTCAATGGTGGAAGCGCACAACGCCAAGATTCTCGCAGAGAACACCAAGGCGGCTGAGACGCTGAAAACCGAGTTGGGCGACAAATACGATGCGAGTGTAGCGCTCGTGTCGCGGCTATGGAAGCAATGGGGAAAAACAGAAGTCGAATTCGACAAGGCGTTTGCAACTGAAAGCAGCGCCAACCGAACTACGATGATGCGCTTCCTGTTGAACGTGGCCGCAAAAACTGGAGAGGATTCATCTTTGCGCGGAACAGGGCAGCGGGCGGAATCGCCTAAAGCCGGATACGATTTGAGTAAATTCAATCTTCCGCCAGCAAGGGTTTAGGTCTCTCTAAAGGGAGATTATCGCCATGGTAGATGCCTCGCAACTCGGTTACACGACACTGACGGATGTAGTCAACAGCTACTCGTCTTCGGATGCCCGTGCGCAGTTTGTCCAGCCCGCAAGGGTGCTTGCCCGCGCTTGCCCTTTGCTTGAGTTCTTGCCTTTCGTCCCGGCAAACAACATGCTTTTCAATGTTGCTCGGCGCACCGATTACCTGGACGTTCCTTCAACGCGCCGGTTCAATGAAGCTGCGAATGTCACCTCATCGAAGAACACCAACATCACCGACGATATTGCCATGTGGGAAAACTGGAGTGTTGAGGATTCGGCCTTTGCCGATATTCAGCCCGACCCATCGGCGTATATGTCGGACCAGATCAGCAACAAGATCGAGGGCTTCAAGCAGAAAATCGAAACCACGTTGTTTTACGGCAATCCGGCTACCGATGTTGGCGGAATCAGAGGTCTGGCAACACGAATTAACAACCTCGAATCGGTTCCCAACGGAGACGGAAGTTGGCCGGCGAACGCTTACAACGGCGGGCTAACCTCCGGCAACGCCACCAGCATCTGGGTGCTTGAACTCGGCAAAGACAAGGTTCAGGCAATCTATCCCGCTGGTTCTCCGGGGGGTCTGGAAATCAACACCATCGGCAAAATTCCGTGGACCATGGCCACCGGCCTGAGTGGAGTCCTCGGTCAATCCAAGGCGTTGATGTCGTATGTAACCCAATGCAAATGGAGCTTGGGCATCCAGATCGTTGACGAACGCTGCGCCCAGCGCATTGCCAACGTGAATCCAGTTCCTATGCAGGCTGGTGGGTTTGACGAGAACCTTCTCATCCAAGCGCTTGGTAACCTTCCCGCTGCTGGCAACGCTCCCGGCACGGTGATTCTGTGCAGCCGCTCCGTTTTGAACGAGATGAACATCCGTGCGGTCTCGCAGAAAACCAACGGATATTACACGCAAAACGCGGAAACCGGCGACATCTGGGGATCGCGGCGCATTACGCGCTTCCAAGGAATCCAGGTTGTCATGGCGGAGAAGATTTCAAACGCCGAAACCATCATCACGTAACCTGACCGAACTTCGGGCAAGGGAGATCATCATGCTTTCAGATGCAATGCAGTATTTCCACGGCGGTGGAACATCGGCCTTCGGTCCGATTACTTCCACCGCCAAATCGTTCACCGGGTCCATCGCTACCACCGGAGTTCTGACCATCACGACTGGCGTTGCCGGGGCTGAGCTTCTTGTTGGGGACTCTCTTACGGGAGCAAACGTCTCTACGGCCAATGGCCCTACCATCGTGACAGCAATCTCCGGTATCACCGCCGCGAATGGCGTTGGCACCTACACTGTCAGCAACCCGCAACTGTCAACCAGCGCAACCATTCTCGCAACGCCGAATCTCTTGGGAGACCTGCTTGTTGTTGGAGCGACTTCTCAGCAGAGCAATTACGAGATTGACTTTGGAGCGCCAAACCCTGGGACGGCTTCTCCGTTCATCTCCGCATTCCCGTCTTTGACTGAGAAGGGATACTCCTATCCGCCCGAAGTTGTGGGCGACGGTGGAATCCCGTTCGGCGTTCACATCGTCGTTTCCGGCCCCGTGTACGGGAACTCGCTCACCAGCATTGCTTTTAACGTGGAAACCGGCGCAGCGACAGGAGCCACAACGATCATCGCTACTCGGTCATTGACCATCGCGCAGCTTCAAGTCCAGGGTGCGCATTACTGGATTCCTGTTCCGGGGAACTCTGTTCTTGAGTTCCTTCGCTGGAACGCGGTCAACACGCCGGCCAACAACGGATATGTCGGCTCCATCTATTCATGGTGGGGACCGAAGCTTGGAGGAGAGCAATAATGCTTGTTCATGCTAAGTGCCTTGCGTTTGCCTGGGATAGTCAGGCCAGCAAAGCGTACAATCCCGATGCTGGGCCGTTGCCAGGCGGTCTCTATGAAATCGACACAGACAGCCAACTGACTACCCTGACAACCATCAGAGGAGAGTGGCTATTCCAGTATCCCGGTCACGAGGGCAAGGCTCCCAAGGCGGGCGACAAGCCCGTAGTGGTTCCTGCTGACACGGCAACAATCAAGGAGGTTGTCGAGGCCAAGCCGGCTCCATCCAAGATCGACAAGCGGCATCAGAAGATGAGCGATGCGCACAAGAAAGCGATGATTGCCGGACGCGCTGCCAAGAAGGCGGAGAGAATGGCTCACTTGGAAGCGGCAGCCGCTTAGAACGGTTCAACCATTCACCGAGGGGCGCGGCTTCAACGGCCTCGTCCCTCTTTTTCTTTAAGGGGGAGCATTGAACTATTCGCCCGTGTCCATAGCCAATATGAGTTTGCAATTGTTAGGGGCGCGTGGAACCATCGGCTCTCTGACTGAGAATACTCCCAACGCCATAAAAGCGAATGTGGCATGGAATATGATTTGGCCCAGCGTGCTATCCGAGCGTGAATGGAAGTGCGCCAAGACGCGGGTTGCTTTGCAACAGAACGCGCAATCTCCAGCGGGAGGATACAAGTTTGCCTACGCACTGCCAGCGGATTATTTGAGGCTAGTTAAGCCACGCGAGATACCGGAAGAGCGCCGAATTGCCGATGGAGCCGTGTGGGGATGGGGCGGTGATGGAGCCGTGTGGGGATGGGGCGGTGATGGATATGGATGGTTCCGTCATCGTGACCTTCCTGTACACCCGCACGAGGCTGCGCCGTACGTCATCGAAGCGGTTCTGAGCGCAGACGGAGTTTCGTACACCAACAATCTCCTGAGCAACTATCCGCACTGCGATACTTACACTACCGTCTGCCCCATCGTCATCAACTACATCCGGCTCATCACAGATTTTACGCAGATAACTCCGGGACTTGCTGATGTTGCGACGTACCGGATGGCTGCTGCATTGGCCGTTCCCGTCACAGAGGATGCAAAGAAAGCTCAGAGCATGATGCAGATGTACTTCACCACGCTCAACTCCGCAGCGGCACAGCAAGAATGCGACTATTTGCAGGATGAAAGCGGGAGCGAGTCGTGGATTAATGCAGGGCGCTGGTTCGGGGGGCGTCGCTGATGCCGAATATCCTAATCAACAGCTTCAATACGGGAGAGATCAGCGGTTTATGTGAAAGCCGCAGCGACATAGCCAAGTTCGCCTCTGCTTGCCGGAAACTAGAGAATTTTGTCCCGCTGGTCGAGGGCGGCGCCAAGAAGATGCCGGGGACGTACTTCGCGGGCACCACAGCCAACGGCGGGGCAATGTTCACTGGCTCTGTCGATGTGTATGGAATTCTAACTGTAACGAAAATGTTCTACGGGGTCATCCAGCTTTACCAAACTATTTCCGGCCCTGGAATCTCTCTTGATGTAAGCGTCACCGGATTTGTGACCGGTAATGGAGGGCTGGGAACTTACGACCTAGCAGGAACTAGTTTAGCAATACCCAGTCAAATAATGCAGACAGCCAGCAATGGCAAGAGCCGCTTGGTCCCGTTCCAGTTCTCGACCAACCAAGGGGCGATTCTTGAATTCTCTGCCGGGATCGTGCGTGTGTGGGAAGGTGCTACTCAGGGGAGTTGGTCACTCGGATTGGCGCAGCAGGTTCCTGTAGCTCTTAACTACAATCCGGCTACACTGTACGCTTCTGGCGACGCGGCTTTGGTAGGACCGACAGCACTTGTCAGTTCTGCAACAGGCACTCCGGCGGGGAATCTCTACATATCTGCTCCCTATGGATCGTCAAATGCGTACACTGTTCCGATCACATTCACTCCGGGTTCGGTTGGATCGTTAATCGTCACAGTTGTGGGGATTTCTCCCAACCAAGGGATAAATATCTCTTTGGACAATGCCACTTCGTCTCACAACACAGCGGCATCTATTCAAACTGCTATCCGAGCTTTGGTTTCTCTGAACGCTTTGTCAAGCAACTACATTGATCTGTCGGCGTGGACCGTCACCCCCGATTCTATTTACTATGCGAGTCCTTGGATAAGTCCTCCAACACTTCCAAGAGGATTAACGGCCTTCAATCCACTCGATTTAGGAATTACAGTTTCGTGTGTTTTGTCTAATCAAAACGATCAGTTTCCTTTTACCGGATACTATAGTTCGGGAAGGATTCAAATCGCTTTAAATTCAACATATTGGGTCCAATTCAATCAAGCCAACGAGCCTCCTATTGAATTAGTTATACCCTACGCAGAATCCGATCTGTTTGCGCTGGATTGCAGCACGCAAAGCGCGGATGTTCTGTGGATATTCCACCCCAACTATCCACCGGGCATGATTGAGCGGTTGACTGCAAATTCATGGCAGTACAGCCTAACGCTCCCCGGCCAGCAACCGGAGGAGCCTGCGTATCGTGGCACGCTGGACGTGGTGAAGACGGGGTACTCTGCGCTCGGTCAAAACATCAGCCTGATTTCGCAGGCAAACCCTTGCGTAGTCGTGCTTGCCAGCAGCAGCGCGTCTCAGCCATTCGCCGATGGAAGCAGGATTTACATCAACGAAGGTTCTGGATTGGTGGAGTTGAATGAGGGCGAGTTTCTTGTATCTTCGATGGCTTATGGCTCGGTCAGCGTATCGGTAACTGATTCAGCGGGGGTTATAACTACCGTCACTGGTATTGGGTGGTACTTCACGCCTCAAGACCCGAACACTGGAGCGAACATAGACTCTTCCAGTTTTTTACAATACACAGGCGGCGCGTTTGCTGTGCAGGTGGTTGCAATGTTCGCGGCGACTGGAGACTATCCCGCTTGCGGAGCTTTGTACCAGGAACGGCTAATGGTTGGTGGCAGCAACAACAACCCAACGCAACTGAATGGTTCTGTTGAGGACGACTACCCTGATTTCATCTGCGATCCAAACGCAGATGATTATGCTGTCCAGTACAACCTCGTGTCGAATCAGGTGAACCAGCTTCTCAACATGGTGGGAACACCTAATGCTCTGGTTATCGGCACATCGGCCGGCGTGTGGATTGTGGCCGGGTCTAACAATTCTTCGCTAAGTCAAACCAACGTGACCGCGTTACAGCAAAGCTCTGGAGGCGTAAGCGCGTTGCAGCCGCAAGTGGTGAACGGCTCGGCCATCTTCGTTAGCCGGTCGTCGCGGATTGTCACGTTTCTAGCGTACAACTTCATTACGAACCAGTGGGACAATACCGATTTGACTCGGCTCAACCGCAACATCACCATCAGCACCTCGGCGGCAACATCGGGCATCGCGCAGACTGCGTTTAGTATGGAACCTTACCCGATCTTCTGGGCTGTGCGGAACGATGGTCAGTTGATTGGCCTCGTCTTCAACACACAGGATCAGGTGTATGCATGGTTCCGAGTAAATATGGGATCCGGATTGATTGAGTCCGTAGCCGTTATCTCTGGGCAGGGTCAAGAAGATCAGATCGTGGTGGTGGTCAACCGCACCATCAACAGTGTAACGCAGCGGTTCGTGGAATACTTCATGCCGCAGGAATTGTTCGGCCAGTTATCGAACGCTTTCTTTGTGAATTGCGGCCTCCAGTGGCAGGGAGTGGGCCCGTTCAATATCACCGGAATAACCAACGCGGTTCCAGCCGTCGTGACAGCCCCGGGTCACACACTCGTGAACGGGGAGACGATAGCTATTGCAAACGCTCAGGGCATGACGCAGGTGAACACGAACCCCTTACAGGCATGGACAGTCGCCGGAGTGAGTGGCGACACCTTCCAGCTTCAAGGAAGTGACTCTACCGCATTCGGGGTCTATTCCGGCGGCGGAACGGTTGAGCAGGTGACGAACCAGGTTACCGGGATGAGCTACCTGATGGGCCAGACCGTCACGGCGGTGGGGGATGAGCAAGTGATCTTCACCGGAATTGTGACGGCGGACACAGTTGTTTTCGGCTCCTATGCCAACCAGATTATTATCGGGCTGCCGTACTCATCCACGATTGAACCCATGAATCCAGTCCTCGGAGATCAGAAGAACACCTCGAAGAGCAAGAGGCAGAAATTCACTCGCGTCAATCTTTCGATGTATGAATCGGTCGGCGGCATGGTGGGCGCGGACTCAACGCACCTCTACAATATCGACTACACACAAGGCACCCCGAACCCAATACCTCCCGGAAGTCCGACAACACTGTTTACTGGCAACGTAATCAACGATTTGGATGCTGAATGGGAGGATTCCGGTACAATTCATATTGTGCATAGTGACCCATTCCCGTTCACGCTGCGCAGTGTCACCCCACGGCTTTCCGTGGCCGAGGAGGGCTGATGGACCCCAATGCTTTGATGATGCTCTTCGCCGGAGATAAAGCCTTCAGCAGTCTTGCTGCCGGGTTTGGACAGTATGAGCAAGGCCAAGAGCAGAAGGGCGCTTATGATTACAACTCCGATGTCACTCTCCAGCAAATGCAGCAAAAAATGTCTACCTCTGAGGCGAAGTATTCCAACCTTATTGGAAGACAGGCGACGGCTTATGCGCGGGCTGGGGTGGACATTGCTTCCGGCTCCCCTTTGCTGATGATGGCGCACACCGCCGCGCAGAGTGGGGCAGAACAGGAAAGCGAGTCTCAGGCCGGAACGGAAGAGGCGGCGCTGCAAAAATATTACGGCAAGGTGGCGGCGTGGTCAGGGACAATAAGCAGCATTAGCACGGCTATTTCAGGTCTTTCGCAGGCGGGGATGATGGCCGCTTCTTACGGAGGTTGGTAATTGGCCGAAATTCCCACAGTAGCCGCCCCTACACTGACTCCTCTACCGGAGATGAACCCCCGTATCGCTGGTGAACCAGGCAGGGCAATAGCGAACGCTGCGGAGCAAATGGGCAGCGTGGCCGAGATGGGGTTCCATGTTGCCCAGAAAATGCAGGAGGCGCAAGAAGCAGTAGACGTAAAGCAGGGCGAGATAGCGATAGATGCTCTTGAGGCTCAGGCACATGGGGCTATAGGGAAGGCCACTACTCCAGAGCAGATGCAAGACATTCAGCGGGGCTTTGAAGAGCAAGCGCAAGCGGCTGTAAATTCACAAAAAAATCCAAAAGTGTCCAGAGCGTTGCAGTTTTACGGCGCTCATAAAAGCATAGGCATACAGGATTTGGCGACTATAAGACAAGCGAAAGTCATCACGGAAAACGATCTGGCCGCGAACGACATGTTGGGCACAAAGTACAGCGGGGATTACGTGCTTGCCGCTGCCAGTGGCGGCGATACGACCTTAGCGGAAAACGATGAGAGGATTTTGCTTGCATCATCGGTCAAACATGGAACCATGACGCAAGAGCAAGCCGACGATCATTTTGATAAATGGCTCAAGGCTTCCAAGATGGATACGATTGGGGCGCTGGCGAACAGCCCTAAATCGGCTGACAGGCAAGCGGTAATTTCTCAACTCAAAAGCGGGAACGGTCCTCTAGTAGACGGCATGAATCTGGCTGAAAGAAACACAACTCTGACGGCAGCGGAGCATAAGGACCACGAACTCACAGAGATGGCGGGAGCGCAGAACCTCAACGGTGTCCTTAACAATATGCACGATGCTTTCGGGAAGTTCCCGTATACAAACAACGGGAAGGGCGATTACGAGGCGCGAGAGAACGCCGTTGATGATGGAGATTTTCTCAAGAGTATAGGGGCTGTTACTCCTGACGGAAAACCTGACCGTGTTATGGGCGAGAAGTTGCAGCAGGAGGTAACGCGCCAAAGGGCGGAGTGGGAGAAAGAGCAGAGCGATAAGGACCAAAACATCATTGCAAAGTATATTCCCAACGTAATGAAGATGTCAGAGGCTCAGGTAACGGCTCTTGGATCAGAGGGATTATCTCCTCGCGGAATAAGCGCACTTGAGATGGAGCGCAAGAGGCAGATAGCAGAGAGTCGGTCCAGCAACTTGCAAGAGCGGGCGTTGACAAGGCAGCAGGCCGCAGAGGACAGTTACGAACTTGTGGCGCGTCTTGGATCGCAGCCTGGATACCTTACTAGAAACGACATTCCAGACCTGATGAAGAGCAATCCTAAAATGAAGTATTCCGACGCTCTGCATGTTGTCGAGATGCGTTCCGCGCAAGCAGACCCCAACTTCCAATCCGCAATGAAGATTTTCGAGGACGCGGCCAACCAGGGGGCGATGACTCTCTCTGATGTAGGCGAGGCCAATATCGCCATGCTCAAGCGAGCGAAAGAGGGGGTTACAGGCACGGACCTGATGAAGTTTGCCAGCGAAACTGTTAGCCCTCATGTTGAGAAGGACATCAAGAATCGTCTTGACCAGATCGTGTACCCGCAACTCGCTATGCCAACCGCGGCCCCTGGCACAGCGCAACCGGGATTCTTCAGCAGAATTGGTACATGGGCAGAGAATCAAGTCATAACGAACGCCTTCCCGACAACGATGAAGTCTTATGCGAAGCAGGAATCCGCAGCACGGCAAGCGCCCGAAGTAGGAGCCGTAGTTAATGGATACAAATTCAAAGGCGGTGATCCTGGTCAGATGTCGAATTGGGAGCAGGTGAAACAATAATGCCTAGTGGACCTTGGGAACAATACGCGCCGCCTGTTTCTTCCCCTGTTCCATCTGCGCCCAGCAATGGTCCCTGGACGCAGTATCAATCTGCTCCTTCCCTCTCTCTAGACCACGATCAAGCGCAGCGGGCTACAGATGCTCTAGTTTACTCGAATATGACGGGAGCGCCGCCCAGTTACACCTATGAAAATCGGGATGCGTTCAACGAAGATTTCTCCACTCGGCTTGAAGGCTACGCTTCGGCGGGTTGGAAGGGGCTTACGCAAGACTCCATTATTGGAGAGTATCTGAGAGGGCGAACTTCCGGCCCGTTCGAAACTGACGATGAAGTGAGCAAGTTCATCGAAGGATTCGGAACAATGATTGGTGACTTGCCTGAATACCTTGTTGGCGGCGGTCTAGGTATGATTGCTGGCGGTGCGGCGGGTACGGCAGAGCTTCCGGTCGTTGGAACCATCTCAGGCGGCGTGGTGGGAGCTGGGGCGGGCGGGTTTGGCCTTACCGCTGGATTGCGTCAATGGCTTGTTGACAAGTACGCCGGGAAGCAAATTTCAGCCTTCGATGAGGTGATGGACATTGTCAAGGCAACCGGAAAGAGCGCATTGACCGGCGCGGCCTTTAGTTTCGCTGGTGAGGCGGCTCCGCTGGCGGAGGGAGTAGTAGGCAAGGTTCTTGGCGCACGGGCCTACAAGACGGCTGCGGAGCTTGCCACGATGACCACGGTTGGCAGTTTGCTTGAGGGCAGGGTTCCCACTGCGCGGGATTTTGCAAGCAACGCCGCATTGCTGGCCCTGATGCACGTCACGATTGGGCAGATGGACTTTGCGAAGAAGTCCGCCCCTGATCTGCAATCAAAAGCGATGGACCTGTACGCCAGGGACGGAGTACACCCGGCGGACTTGGCATCGGAAGCAGCCCGTCGTGCTGTTGATGAGCAGCCTTCCGACAACCCGATGGAGGTAATGAACAAGATAGACAACGAACTTCGCGGTATCCCCGGAAAGACACCGGAAGCCGAAGCACCTGCCGCCGCGCCCGAAGGCGAAACAAGCATCAAGAACGAGGTCACAGAGGCGGAACGTGCCGAGCGTGGATTACCGGAAGTTGAAGTTGAAGCGAGACAGACTCCGGCGTTCGAGGCTGGGAGGAAAGCGGTCGATGAGGGAACGATTGACCCGCGAACCTTGGCTAAAGAGTTGGCCGACAACCCCCGCCCGCACACAGACGAGGAAGCCGCTGCCTTGCTCTACGACCGCATGAAGCTCCAGAACGAACACGCAACCGCCATGAACACCATCGAAGCGGCCCGCGCGTCTGGTGACGAAGCAATGGAGGCGCGGGGCAAAGCGCAACTCGCCAAGGTAGAGGATGCAACCAACACGAACGATGAGGCAGCGCGGAAGTCTGGCACTGAGACAGGACGCGCTCTCGCCGCTCGTAGGATGATGATTAAGCAAGACTACTCGCTTGCCAACGTCCTACAGAGGGCGCGTGTTGCC